CTCTCTCTGTCGCCGCTGGTTAGCCACACCAGCGACCGACACTATACGCGGTCTACACGCCGGACCCAACGTATCCGGACAGCCTACACTGACGGCGCCACAGGCCCACGACTTACGGCAAGCCTGCGTAGGCATGTGGCACCGCCATTGTATGGCTGCTACTGCTGATTAGGCAGTTGGTTGCTGCATGCTAGGGTGCACCTTTCCTAGCACTTACCTCTGGCACGGGGGGAGCGAGAATCCCCAACCCATAATCCTTGGGTCTGCTGCCGTTGTGCATCCTCCACTGGGCTCATCATCAAAGACTCACCACAGCTTGGAGACCATGTCCTCGAAGAGGGTTTCGGCTCCACCAGCGGCGCCGCCAATCGCACCGACGCTTCCGCCGAGATACGCACTGATTCCCTCTCCGATCCACGGGTTCTTCTCGAGGACCCCGTTGATACCCCCCGCGATCTGCCCAACCAAATCAACACCTCCTTTCAAGGTGGAAAGCAGCGGGTTGCTGCTGTTGGAATGCGCCACCGCTCCCGTAACCATCTCAGCATACGGAGTAGGCATTGGAGCCTGCTGTGCCGCAGCGTTCTGGAGTACGACCGCGTTTGCATCCGACGCAAATGCAGATGATGCAGAAACTTCCCAGCACTGACACACGGCTATGTAGCCGACGGTCTGGCTAACGGGAAGGCCGATGCCTGACATGAACACGGACTCAAAGCCGTCAAGCTGTGACAGCTGAATCGCATTGTCCCTGGTGGCTCCGGTGCCGTTCACCATCGCGGTGAACCAATCGGCGGAGGGCCCCGCCTTCAACGGGACGATCGTAAGACCATCCACGAAGGGGGCAAAGACGCTGTTCCGAGTGAGGAAAGGCGTGTACTGGACCATTGACTCAGTGAAGTCAGTGCCACCAGAACCACGCAGTCCCCGAACCTTGGCACCAAAGAGGATGCCTGACTGGTCCAGGACGGCTGACGTCGGCAGAAACCGGTAACAGGCGCCCATCAAACGGAACATGTCCGCCATGGAGAACGGGATCTCGGTACCCACAACTAGGGGTTCCCAGGCGCCCCATGTGACGGCGTTCGTGGACAAGTTCACTGTTCCCATCATGAAGTTGAGATCAGGACAGCCTGGATACGCTTGGAATGCAAACGTCCCGTTCGCATCCGTCACAACGGGGAGGATGTACGATGCACATTGCGCTAGACAGGCCGGGCCCGTCTGACTTGACATCTTGCACGAGCCCGGCATCCCCAGAAAGGACGGAGCAAGAGCATGACCCAAAGAACCGGCGGCACTTGGTGCAAACGATTTGGATCGTTTCCCCCGTCGGCGTCTGCGCGTAGTACGCCCTCGGCTCGCGCTTCCCTGCGAGGGATGCGCGATACCGGAGGACATGGAGGTGGCCAGTGAGCGGTCGATCTTCGACCGGCGCAGGAGCTTTCGAGCTTCCCGTCGTCGTCGAGCCATCGGCCATCAATTTCTCTCTGGCGATGCGGCGTCCCCACCGGACGCCGCTGGTGCACACCATTCCTCAAACAAAGACCTCACCTCATCGGCCTTCGCTTCGTCCAAGAGTTCCAGCACACTTGCGAGTGCTTGCTCATTGGGCGGGGGCGAGAACAGGCGAAACAATGCCTTCTCAGCCCGCACAAAGAATGGGCCAGCCGACGACCACCGAATCCCGCAGAACTCGTAGTCATTCGGCGTGCCGACCTGCCAGTCGGACAAGGTCACTCCCCTTTCGAGGTTGGCTTTGACCAAGCCCGTCTTAACAGACGGCACAATGAGCAAGGAATCGTCACCCATGACACGCACCGCAGCCGCGGGGTCCTCCGCTGCCAGGGTCAAGCGGTGCATCATCATCAGACAATTGTCCAATGAAGTCCGGTATCTACCAGACAACTGACCACCGAGACGCGTCTTCTCGATCAGCTCCCCCGTTGGGAGCTCAAACAAAGCCCGGGCACAACACACTGCGCGTACAAACGCCAGCGGCGCCACATCAGGCTTCATGAGCTGCATCCATCGGTACGGAACCAAGAGAAGGGCGAGTGAGCAATTCCAGTCGAAGGCTGTAACGTCGGCCATCACCACGGCAGCATCCTCACACCGGGCCGCATGTTGGCGGACCCAGGAGTTTACTGCACGTGGCGTGCCATCAGCCAGGCCGCCCAACCCAATCGAGATGGCGTGCGTGGCCCACCTCTCCTGGAAGTGGGACTTCTCCGCCCCGAAATGGGTGTACAGCCACTCAACAAAATAGTCAAGTTTCGACACGCTCGAGATGAGACGGAACCGACCAGCCTTCACTTTGGAAAGCTTGTGCGGCTCCTGTTTGATGAACAGCGGGACAGGATCACAGACCCCGCGACGGACCAACTCGCTAGCACTTGGCAGGTGCCGGCAGCCATCGGCCACAATCTCGGAGTACAAGTCCCGCATGGTGCGGATGCGCTCTTCCGCGAGAACGACTAAACGCTGGTGGGCGTACTCATCGTCAAGAAGGTCACGGTACTTCAGAGCACGAGGTCTGCCGTAAATCTGGGTCGACAACTCAACCGGGATGATGGACGAGCCCTTACTCATCACGATGTCCAACAGCCACTTGACAGCATCCTTCTGGGAAATTTGCAACTCAGCAAACTCGACAGGATAGTCGGGATACTGAGCCCGAAAGGTTGCATCGATGTGGGGGACTGTGGAGAGGTACTCGCCGTAGACTTCATGGAAGTCCACATCCCAGGAGTCGAAACCCAGTCCAGCATGCACCTCAAGTGACTTCTGGACCGCCTTCGACGTTCGGTACGGCCAAACGTAACCCTTCACAAACCCTAATCTCTCTTGGATTTCGAGGCTTGGAGGGGCTCTGCGCTTGGAGCCGGCACGACGTGCGTCGCTGCGGACGCCAACGGTTCGTAGTGGGCCAGCTGCCGCGTGTCCACCCGCGTCATCGAATACACGAATCGGCGAGGGGCTGCAGGGCCAGAACTCGTCGTGGCTTTCTCGCGGGGCGCCTTTCCGCTCTTCCTCTGCTTCAGCCCCGCTCGAGGCGGGGCCTGGGCTTTTGGGGAGCCGAAAGATTCCTCACACTGGTCAACCGGACCAGCAACGGGCCCCCCTTGTTCAGAGGGGGGTCTAGCCTCCACGCCTTTGCGTGGCTTGCGAGGGCGCCTACGCTTGCGCTTCGCCTTCGCCGGTGGGGCTGCCACCGTTTGCGGTTGGGGTGTGCCCTCCCGCTTGGGAACCGCAGGGGCGGGGCTCACAGGCGGAACTTGAGTCGGAAGAACCTCAAAGAACTCATCAAAGGGCTCATCCGGGTCGTAATCCGACTCATCCGCCGCGGCCCCTCCCTGGGGAGTAACCTCGGGCACTTTAATCCCTGGACCCGGACGTGAGTCGAGGTGGTTGTGGTGGACGCGACCATGTTGGTCACGCCAGGCCTCCCCTCGATAAATATCCAGTTCATCCTGCTCATCCGCTTCCCTCTGCCACCGCTCCTGTTCAGTCTCGAACTCATCGTCATCTTCGTACTCTTGGCCGAGCGCTTCGGGCTCAAGGCCAAAGAACATGGCGGGGTCACCGCCAGCCTCGTTGAGGTCGCGAACGACCTGCTTACGAATATGTAGCGGGAGATCGTAAATCTCTTCCTGGGTTTCACCCCAGGAGGCCCCATTGTTCCAATCGTACATGATAGCTTGAACTCTACCCCAGTTCTCGACTTCCTCGCGGTCCTCCTGCTGGTAACGAGAGTAATGTTCACTCGCGTCACTATAAACACTTTGCGACTGCGGGGATTCCTTGCCAAGGTAGGCTTGAAACATAAAGGCGGCCCGAATGGCGGGCCAGGTGGTGAGGTAATTCTTGCGCTGATTGGGGGTCGCACCCTTGTGCGTAGCCTCCATCCAGCCCAAGTGGATTCCCACGAGGTGGTCACCAACCATGATCGGGGCGCCTGAAGCGCCAGGATCAGTGGAGATGCCGTGAAGGACCCGTGCACCAATGGGCAGATATTTCTCCCAGAGTTGCTTCTTATAGATCGGCCCAAAGGCCGTCTTGCAGATCAACTTCCCCTCCCCGTCATATTCAAGATACGAAACCCAACCCTTGCATGCGTAGGGCAGCCGGGGATAAACCTTACCAGCCGCCACATACTTGCCGAAGTTGGCGCCCAAAGCGGGCTGCTCCGTTACATTGTAGGCGAAGAGAACGGCATCGTAATCACGATGACCATAATCCAGGGTGACGAAACTGACACGAGGGACTGTGACCGTCCACTCGGCGGAACTGTCATTCCGTCGCATGAGCGGGAGCCGCCGTGCGACTCCTCCACCCATGGGGCGCAAAAGGTTGATCTCCATCGACATCTCGATAGCCATGGCAGTCTCAAGAACATGCCGAGGCATCAAGAGAGCTCGGTTGGTACCAGGGAGTTGAAGCTCCACATGAATAGCCTGACCAACGATAGAGTGTGAACCATACTGATC